AAAGACGAATAATTGCTAAAAGTAACCTCGGTATTTTCGCCAAGCCCCGTGATTGCATTCTGCCATGCTGAACCATCATAATACTTCACTACAGTGCCAAATTTAGCGTAGAGAACTGTTGTGCCGTCGACTTTATAGCCTTTCCAGAATCCTGTTACGCTACCTGCTGCCCCCTCAGCTCCAAGAGATTTTCTACCACCAGCTAGAACCGTCTTACCGTCTTGAGTAATAAAATTCAGAGCATCTAGCGCCGCATCGTTTGGGATAACTTCGGGATCAAGTAAGTTGTGTACCCCACTTTTAAAAAATGGGATTTGTTTATTTGGCATACTAATAGTTTTGTAGGTTTGCGTTCCACAAGGCCATCTGATTAAGGTAGCTTTGATACATAGCTTGATTTTCTTTTGCGTAACTACGTGCTTTATCGAACAATTGAATAATCATGTCATCAACAGCCATACCGTGGTAAAGAATATCTTGGAACCGAGCAGGGAAAACTGGCGACGTGTTTGTAGTTAAGTTAGTTGGTACTGATTTGTAATCAAAGTTGTACAAAGCGTTGCTTGGTTGTGCGTATGGAAACGTAATCACGCTTGAGCTGTAGTCGATAAAACAAACACCATTAGTGTTCACGTATTGTCGACGGTCAGACCAGTTCACTACCTTAAATGGATTGTAGGTACTTCCACCATTAGAAGAAACAAAAACTACGCATGGTTTTGAGTTAATTTCTGTAGAAATGCTGTTATCGGTGTAATTAAAGTTTTCAAGTAAGTGCGAAAAATCATCAGGGAAAGCAATGGTAGTAGCAGTGGTCATCGTCCCTGTCTTTTCTTTCTTTAGAAATTCCCACGGGCGATCTTCACAAACTTTTTGATAAATTTTGTTCAACAACTCAAGCTCTTGGGTAGAACTAAGCTCCGTAAGATCATCAACGTATTGTTCAAACTTAGCGATTATTTCTGCTCCAGTCATAGAAGATAATAATTTTTTAGCTCTTCCCCTCGTGCACAAGAGGAAGAATAAAGAACTATTAAGTAGTTCCACCGAAACGGACTAAGTAGACAGGACCTGTAACAGTGTTTGCCAAAGTTCCTGTTGCGGTAGCACGAATACGGAGACGGTCACCAGCTACGACTGCCAAGTCGGCAGTAGTAGAGGTAAGGGTCTAAGCCCCCTCAGTTAAGAGGGGGCTGTAATCGTTAGCGACCTAATTTAACATTCAAGAACTTTTTAGAACCATCAGCGAATGTTTTTACACCAGCAAGATACGAAGAGAAGACGTTAGTACCACGACGATCTGGAGTAGGGCGCATATCAACATTTTTTAAATCTTGCATAACAACATCGATTGCACCTTTTTTACCGTAGTAAGCGTGGATCATGTTTTTAGTCCATGTGTCTGTTGCGTCAGTAAGGGTTTCAGACACTGTCATAGCACCTGAACCAGTACCTACGATAGTGAGAGTGTCAGCAGAGTTACTATTTGTTGCAACTAATTTGAGCTGATCGGTAAAGACCAATTGATCAGCAGCAGACAAAGCAACCTGAGTTGCACTTGTAGTGCCTGGGTTATTGATCAAACCAGCGATATTAGCGCGGGTTGTATCAACGTTCGTTTGTACTAAGACGTTACCAGCGGTAGAACCAATGGTTGTCACCAAATTAATTACTACACCATTGATGGTAAGCGTATCTCCGTTAGTTGGTTGAGTTGCCAAACTAAGCACTGCTTCACCTGTAAGGTTCTCTGATACGTACATCTGAGCATTCGAAACATCGCCCGTGTAACCATTAGAGAATACCGAACCAGCAAGATCAATGTTCTTACCGAGCAAGTACTGGGCAATGTTTGACGCACCGTAGGAGTCAGTAACAAAAGCTAAGTTAGTCAACATCTGGTTATTGCGGCGAAGTTTTGCAGGCATTCGAGTAACCATCTGAGGAACTGTAGTGGAGTTTTCTGTAATTGGCGTACCAGTCGAAGCAAGAGTGGTTAAATCGCCATTGTCGAAGGTGTAAGCAGCGTTAAGAACTTCTGCGAATACACGTCCGTCAAAATCAACAGCAACTTTGACTGCAACTTGACCCCCAATAACTTCTCCTGGATTAAGTGGACCAGCCTGAGTAACTTCACCATCAGAAAGGTGAAAAACTGTTTCGTACTCTAAATTGATCGTAAGCAACTCGCTGGTGTCCGTAATGGTGTCGATCGTAGACGCAGCGCCACGAGTAACTGCACGCACTCGAACGTTATCGATGTTGTAAGCAACACGCTCGACGCTAGCGCCATATTTGAGAATGGGCTCAAAACGCATGTTAGCGATTTTCTTTGCGACTACTACTTTTTGGAAAACTTCCTGATAAGAATTATCAAATTGTTTCTTGTAATCTGTTAATGCCATAATTATAGATGCGAGGAAATCCTTTCGATCATCCGTTTGTTATATTTTTCTTTGGTGAGTGGATTATTAATCACCGTGTCAAAATATTCAGGATCTTTGTGCATTCGTTCGTCGTCTACTTCAAAGCTGTCATTTTTCCCAGCTCGAGTAGAAGCAGAATCGAATGTGCGTTTACCTGATACCAAATGTCCGTAAGCTTCCTCTATTAATTGAGTAAAAGTTTTGTTCGAGTTTGCAGGATTCAGAGAAAGAGTTTTAATAACGTCTTTATTAACAATTTTTTCGAACTCGGGCATTTGTTCCATGGCCTTGGAATAATGCTGGTTGAAAGTTTTATCAAGTTTTTCAGCCTTTTCCTTTTCTTCAAAAGGTTTCAGCTTAGACGAAACTTTTTCTTCCACGTCCTGCTCGGCTTCTTGCCGCACAGCCTGCGCGAAGTCCTGTAAGAACTCTGCGTCAATGTTGTGTTTTTCGGAGAGAGCTTTGAGGTCGGCGGTGACTTCTTTTTTAGTCGCGCCTTCTTCAATTCTCTTTTCGAGTTCTTGAATTTTTTTAAAAGCAACTTTGTTTTCTTTCTTAATTTGTAAGAAAGAAGCGAGCGGAACAGATTCGTCTTGCTTTTGTGATTTAAGAACTTCTCCGATGGTTTCCTCTTTGGCTTTTACTTCGGCCACTGCTTCGGAAGGTGCAGGTGTTGGATTTAACTCTCCAGCTTGAGCGTTTTTGACTTCATCAGTCATAAAATAAATAGTTTTAACGTCCTATCACGACGAGGTTGTATAACTCCACCCAGGAGTAAAACGGTAATGAGTACCGCACTGTGCCCCCATAAAGGGACACAAGCGAAACTTATTCTTCTAACAATGTGGCCAGTTCTTTTCGTAACTCTTCTTCGTTTTTAACCGCCCGTTTGAATACTCTGAGCAAGTTAAGGTTAGCGCTGAGCTTGGCGATAGTTGACCTAAGCTCCATCTCATTTCCTTTATAAAGTGAAATGATTGTCTCAACCCCAGCGACTACGTCAGCCTCTAAGCTTTTAATAAGAATTTTTCCACCTTCCTGATTAGCAATCGCATTGATAGCATGGTACTTATCAAGATCTTCTTGGACTGCTTTTTGTTCGGGGGTAAGTTCTTTTTTTACTTCTTCCATACTAAATTTTTACTCCAGTTTGTTTTTCAATCTCGACAATTTCCGTTTTAACTTCTTGATCAACTTCTTTTAATCTTTCAAGCTTTTTTTCATGGGCTACTTTTACCAACATTGCGTCGTAATACATACGAACAGCATTAACCTGTTCTTCGGTAAGATCTTTAATCACTGGATAGTGTTCTTTGTAGTTGCTTACTTTTGCATCTTCTAAAATAATCTGTGCGACTGATTCTTTCATTTGTTTTTCAAGGTCAGTGAGCTGATCACGAACAGCTTTGACGCTGAACTCGTGAGTATGTCCTTGTTTTTCAATAACTTTTTCTACTTCTTCAACCTCTGGATTTAGAACTTTGTATTCGATCATATTTGTTGTGTTAATGCTGGTTCAGGAGCTAAAGGGTTTTTAACTTCTTCCCCTGCTCCAGGCACAAGCTGATTATTTAATTGTTGAATTTGTTCGTTTTGGAAATTTCGCGCCTCATTACGCATAATGATGTCGTTCAAGCTGTCGATGTACACGCTGATACGCTGGAATTGTTCGAACGAAATATCTTCTTCATGATCACGCAGATAATCAACCATTTTCTGTTTATAGGCGTTGTTAGCCATCTGGTTTGGTTTGATTTTTTCGTTATCAAGCAGCATCTCGATGTCACGATCACACTCACCCATAAGCTCAGAATTACCGTAAAACGATGTATCAAGTAGTTGTTCAATCTCGTCCTCCGTGAAGCCAGCAATTGACGCTTGAATCTCGAAAGATTTCTTTTGGTTAATGTCTTTGTTCTGAGATTGTCCAATGAGGAAGTTAATTTTTGATTTCTTATCTTCATTAGAAGCAAGAATTTGAGCGTTGGAAGCCTCTACGAGCACACCGAACTCATCATTCTTTCTGAAAATATCAGTGCGTTTTACTTCTTCGATCTCTACCCCATCAGGGCCGATAATATCGATAGCAATTTTCTTTGTTAGATTGTCACGAACACCGAGTTCATAAAGTCTAGCGAAGCGTTTATAGCCGAATGAGTAGGACTTGTTGAGCAAGCCGAATCGGTCAGCTGCAGCTGCCTGGTTACCCTCGTAAATGCCCACCTTACCGTTTTCATCTGCCACGCCAGCGGTTCCGTCAGTAACACCTGAGGCTTTTGCTTGAATACTTTCTAGAATGTTAAAGACTTGAATGGGAGTGTTAATGCTTGGTGTTAGGATGGTCTGGTATACCTTGTTAATGTCGAACTCCCCTTTCGTTTTGATTACTCCGTCACGTCGGTACTTGAGCTCTGCCAAGTTCTCGATTGCTCCGACATTTACCACGCGCATAGGCTTATTCACGGCCTCAGCGTTATCAAGCATCTGGTTGATCGAAACATCCTGCGCCATGAAAATTTCACGGGCGTAATCGCAGTAGGATGGTGTCCAGAACTCGGTCAAATCTGGGAAAGCTGCCCATGTCCAATACGGCCAAGGCCCCATTGGATAATCATTTGACGGAGAGATAAGATCTGAGTTAAATTCACAACGAATACAGCGGCCTGAGTTGTCAATGAGTAGGTAATAACGTTCTCCGTCTTCCTGGTAAGTTGTTGACCACCTCCAGAATTTATATTTTGTCGGGTCGTCGATTTCTTTTTGACCAATAGTATTTTGATCGTACATTCTTGGTTGCTTGTTAGCCTGGTCTTGCGTTGCTTCCGCAGCGTTTCCAGAACCGTTAAGCAATTCTTGTACTGCCGATTTGATGTATAAACCATTTTTTGCACCGTTTTTAAGCTGTTGTTTGTCGAGACTTACTGAGTAACTCCCCAAGTACCGCGCCTCTTCGATGTCGACCCCGCCACAGCTTGGATCAATTAAGAAGTCGTACACGTCGATAGGTTCTAGGTGCGGTTTGTAGCCGTTAATGCTTTCAGCGTAGTAGGAATAAATTGCGCGCCCGTAGATGATTGCCTGCTTCTTACCGACGATATCTTTCATGTCCCAGTTGTCTCGAAATTGATCGTATTGTCGGAGTGAGTTAAGGCGTTCAACACGTTTTGTTTGCGCATTTTTTCTTTTCGCGAATTTAAAAATTAACGGGTTATCAATCTTAGATAGTAAGGTATGCACAAACTGTTGCATCTGCCCGAGCTGTACACTTGCCCGCGCCTCAGGGATCTTTCTTTTACGTTGGTAGTACATCTCTTCGTTTTTTTGCCAATTCAAAACCTTGCCTTGCTTAAATACACGGGCAAAGTTGATCTCGTTTAATGCTTGTTGAGCGATCTTATCGATGGTTGTTTTATTCATAATTCTTATAAAAAAAAGCCCTACACTCTCATGCCGCCTTGCGAGAAGCATGAGTGTTGCAAGGCTATTTTTGGTAAGAATTATTTAAACTAACGAGTTTCTTTCGTAATCACCAAAAAAATATTGTAACCTAGTCTATCGGGACATTGTCTGTACTTATATCTATCTAATTTATAACCTTTAAATTCTGGTTTAATTAAATATTTTGTAATAAATTCATTTATTTTATTTTCCACATCTTCTAACTTTTCGACATACATCACCCCTTCTTTTTCGTTATTACTCATATCCCAATATCACTATATAAAGGCTCTAATTCTATTTCAGTGATCGAGTTATTATCTACTTTCTTAACTTGAGCAAAATCTTTCATTTGCCAAGCAATAGCCGCAGCAATCAACAAGTCAAAGTGTCGAGTAGTTAAGCGAGGATCTTTCTGGTCGTCTATGAGGTCATTACGGGTGTAACTTTTCGCCTCAGCAATAAGACGTTTGTCGTTGAGCTGTAACAGCCCATCTTCAACGGCCTTAGCGAAGGCAAACAACATCTTAGGCTTTGTGAGTGCGTTGGTCTCCCAGCCGTATTCTGTCGGCGTTGAATGGCCGATCTTGGTTTCTTTTGCGTGAGTCTTATAAAGATTGACGTTGAGCTGCCTTGCACGAGCAATCGTAGTATGACCATGGTTGTTTTTTTCAACCGCAACGATTGTACCAGGGAAAATATTTGTTTCTCGGTTGATTTCATCACCAAAAACTTCTGGTTTGATCGTGTTGTTGTCGAACGTAGCAACTACTTGAGCAGGTACGGTGTCAAAATCAATAAACACTGAGGTTGCGCTATCAAGCCCTACACCACCAGCTACGTCATGACCACTACCATAGCGGTGTGATGGGTTATACTCGCGATAGATTCTAAGTCCTGCCACTTCTCTAATAGGCTCACGCTCAGGCATAGCGTCGAGCGTTTCCCGATCATAGAGCGCATCTTTAGAGGCGGAAGGCTTACACAGTCTCTCACCTTCAAAGTCTTCATCATCACGTCTCATGGCTTCAATTTCAGCCTCTGAATAGCGGTCAGGCCACGTTGATTTCCCGTTAAGGAGAATCGGCGTGATTAAGACCTTACGACGTTCAGCAGGCTTGGAAATGAGTGTATGCACGTTACCGCTCTCTGATACGTAGTTACACGTGTAGAGACAACCACCGTGCTTAGCAAGTCCAGTTCTAGCCTCTTCCATGTTGTCACTAATAGCTTTTGTCTTTTTAGCGGATCGAAGAGTTGTACGATTTTCAAAATCTTCAAACCAAATAAAATCTGGTCGAGATTCTTCTTGTATCGCACCACGCTGATCTGTCCCGACTGAGTCAGCTACCACTTTAATTCCTGTGGTAGTTGTGAATGACGCCATAGTCTCTTCACGCTTCTTATTTGTTTTCTCGAAAATCTCGGGGTACATTGCCGAGACTTTATAGGAGATAAGAGCGTTATAGATGTCAGTGACAATCTGTTTAGAATTGTCAGCGTCAGCACAAAGAACTTTATAATATTTCCTAAAATGAGCTTGATCGTTTGCAATACAGAATGTCACGAAGAGTTTAGTGCGAGCTGTTTTAGCCGCTCCTCGGAATGCTGAATTGACAAACGAGAGTAGATCACTTTTGTAGAGTTGAATGTTGCTGTCGTCAATCTCTTTATGGAACTCAGCGTCTTCACTCGTGAAATATTGAGGAAAGAAATACCGAGCCCATAAATTGAATTTTAAATTTATCTTTTCTACCGTTTCCTCTTTAGTAAACAGAAACAACGCCTTTTTTGCGCTTTCATTGTTACTGTTTAAGATTTCGAGAATTGAGGAAGTCATTTAACAAATTATTAGTTTTTGCTAATTCTTCTGTAGTAGGATTAAGGTCTTTACCCTCTTTACCTGTGAGCTCTGCTCGCTCACTGAATTCATCTTTCTTTTTACGCTTCATATACTCAAAAGCGTATTGTGGACTCTCTAAACTATCCATGATTGTCCTTCGCGCCTTCAAAAATGGTTGGTGGCGTAAAGCGTCAAAGCGTTCTTTCATTTTTGGATTGTCATTTACCCAATTATAGAAAGTTTGTTTGCTTATATCAGCAAAAAGACAAGCTTCTTCAACGGTACAATCCATCATGAAAGCTTCCTCCAGTTTTTTGACGCTCTTTTCAGCTAAATTTGTGAATTTTCCTTGGCTATTGGTAGCCATAAATCTTATAGTTCAACTACTCCTAATGAATTACCTTTTTCATCAAATGACTTTCGATATTTTTTTCCACGCTCTTCAAATTCGTAAAAAATTTTCTTATCTTCTTTTTTTACTTCTTCGACAACTGGTATCGTTGGCGTGTCTTCGATAGTTACTACTGGTTCAGTAGAACCTATTACTAATTCTTTTTTTGGTCGTCCTTTTGGCATAAAATTTATATTTGATTGTAAAATTTTAATTCCCTCTCCGCTTCTTCTTGTTTACTTTTTGGGTAAATCACTAAACCTTTTTTTGTCTTCTGTAAAACTAATTTATTTTTAATCAACCAGAAATAAATCTCCACCCAAATATTTTTATTATTTAATTTCCAGTTTAAAGTGTAATTAATTTTAGGAAAATTCTTTGATATGTAGTTTTCTAATCTTATTTTTCTAGATGATATGTGTGCTTTGATACGCATTTTTAGAAAAATTTTACCGCTGGCATCTATGCTATCCCCCAACAACACAACTAGTAGATGTTGTAGGAGTGAATGGCGAATATGCTTTACGCGGAATTCTCGACTATATTCGTAGCAGTAACAAAGTTTAAATTTTTTTTTAAACAAATTCACAAATTTTTTTTCTTTTCTCATTATATTTTTTGTAATTCTTCACGGGATGATCATACTCAATCACTCGTACTACCTGTTCAAGACCTCCCACGATCAGTGCCCCTCCCTGTTCTTGCCACTTATCACGGAAGTCCTGTTGGACTGAGCTAAGCTTGCCCGTAGGAGTTTTAACTTCGATCTGGTAGACCTTACCTTGGTAAATGGCGGTAATGTCAGGTATTCCCTTATACGAACCAAGGCAAGCAAGATTGTGATAGAAGAACACGCCGCGTTTGCGGAGATAGTCTTTGATGTCTTGTTTGATTTGAGTCTCTGGTGTCATAAGAAGAAAGGCGAGAATGATAATGTGCTAAAAAAACACACTATCTTTTCTCACCTCTCCACTCGTGAGAGTGAAGAAGTTACTGTCCAAGGTATCGTTTGAAAAACGATTCAGATTACTCTGAACAATCTAGGGTCAAAGATTGAATTACTTTTCAACAACTTGATGTTTTCCTACTTTTTCAAAATCTCTTTTGGACATCTCATAAATCCAATCACCGCTCTGACTGAAACAATCCTTCATGAGATCTTTAACGTATTTAATTCTTTTTTCGTCGCTGAACGTAGCATCTACCACGGTAAGAACTTTACCTTGTAAATGTTTTAGGATACTTATCACACGATAAGCGTCTAAAGGTTTTTCTTCACCAGTAAACATTTCGTCCACTATCGGTTCGATAGTTTCGGTGTTACCGAGAACATCCATACCTAGGAGTTCTCCTTTTTCGTAAGCCTCCTCAGCCATTCGATCGATTTCGGTCATGCCATTTTCATCTTTTGGCATTTTGTCAAAATCGATACTCCCGTCTTCTTTATTTGGGTAACCTTGGACAAAGTTACCTTTGTTTTTTTTGGACATAACAATTAACGTAACTTGACCCTAGGTTGTAAAGAACAATCTACGCTAGTAACTACCAAATGTCGGCAGGCAACTACAGGCTACAGCTACTGTGTTGGTGTGTGCCGCAGCTACAGGGAGGGAGAGCCTGAGCCTTCCCAGGCGTAGCAGCCAACATCTGGTCACGATATGCTGTCAATCTATACACATCGTGAAAACAGACAACCCGCACCTTGAGGGTGCGGGGTAAACATTCTGAGGTTGCTCGCTACAAACAACTTCAGAGCGGTATACCAGCTCTCAAGGTGTAGCGAGTTTAAATTGTTGTTGTTTCGTAACTACCAGATCAGACTAGCAGACCGTGCCCACGTCTTACGATAGTGGATACCCTCTTTTACAAGGGTAGTAAAAGTACGCCTACTAATCTGATTTGATAGTCACTATTTTTTCGTACCTCTGAAACTGTCAATGGTACTTATCCCCAGTATACTATAAGCAGAAAGTGAGTCAAGAGAAGTAATAATGACACACCACACCCTTGCGCAATTCTATGATCATGGTACGTTGGTGGAGTTATCCACATGTGTGCTATTGCTACCATCCTGATGCTATGATATTATATCTACATCGAGAGCAGCTTAGCTCTCCAGACCAACAAAAGTATGAACGACTTACAAACTCAATACGACATCTTATCTCG